GAGGGTGTTCGTCCCGCCCGTCACGTTGTGCGGCGCCGCGCGGACGGTGTCTCCTGACACCCTAGTCTTTCCGGGCGACTGAGTGATGCCCTCCCACTTCTTGTTGCTGATCGCGTGCTTCTCCGCGGGCTTCAGCTTCGTGACGCCTCGCTTGGCGATGAAGTCCGCCACCAGCTTGTCGGTGTCGCTCATTCCGGCTTCTCCGTGCGCATCTTCCTGACGTTCTCCTTGCGCTTCATCGCGCTGACGCTGAGGAACTTAGCCGCGCGCTCGGCCTGCGAGCCGGCCGGGGCCGCGCTCTTCTGGACGCTGTCGCTCTGCCACCTGCCGCCGGACTTCGTCGCCCCGCCGTAGCCGACGCTTGACGCCCTCTTCCCGCCCGACCTGGCCTTAACGCCGAGGACCTCGGCCCGGCGCTGCTTGGTCTGCTCGCGCTTCTGCTTCTCTCCGGCCAGGACGTCGGGAGTGATGATTGCCTTCTCGACGTAGGCGTTGCCGTAGTCCTTGGCCCTCTGCCCCTCCGGGCCGAGCCCGGTCCTCTGCTCCCCCTTGGTTTTAGCCCCGGCGCCCCTCTTCGAACCGCTCTTTCCCTTGAACCTGCTGATCGCCGAGCGCAGCGCGTGGGCCTGCGCTCGAGCCATGCGCTTCTTGTGCTTCTTCAGCACCGTCAGAGTGTCGTGCTTCTGCTGGCCGCTGCTCCTGTGGACCTGGGCGGCGAAGTCCCTCTTCCTGTGCTCGAAGTCGCGCTTGACGAACCCGTGCTGGACGTAGGCCTCGTCAACGACGTCCTCGACCACCTTCTGCGCCAGGCTCTGCAGGGAGTGCATCTTCTTGTTCCTGGATTTCGTCGCGATCCTCGTCACCGGGTCGTACGGCACGGCCGGGGCGGTCTCGTCGACCGCCGGCGCGTGGTGCGGGTTCTTGACCCTGAACTTAGTGGACACGTCGTCAGACGTTGTCTCCGACCCACCGAACATCTTGTTGGCCATGTGCTTGTACAACTTGACGCGGCTGGGCTCGTCGTTGAAAGCTTCGAAGCCGAAGTGGCTGACGTGTGGGTTCTTACGACCGTGCTCGTCCATGACGTGCTTGACGGTGTTCATCACCCTGTGCGCCGAGCCGGGCTCGATCGGCTGGTTCGGCAGGCTCATCTCGCCGTATCCAGCCCTCTCGCCGTGCTCGAAGTTTACCTCGGCGTGCCCCTTGCTCGGCCTGTTCATCACGGTCACGTGGTAGTGGTTGCCGACGTCAGTCTTGAAGCTGGCGTGCGTCAGGTCCGTCCTGCCGGGGTGATCGTGCAGCTGGTAGCCGTACGGCTTATCGAAGAGCTCGTCTAGGCTCTCCTCTTTCATCGTGTTTCCGGGCTGGCCGATCGCGTCGTTCTGCTGCTTCCTGGCGCTCTTGGAGGCCTTGTCCTGGGACTCCTGGTCATTGGGCTTGTCGTCGGTGACCGGCCTGAGGTTGACGGGGTTGCCCCTGTTGCCCCTGATCTTCCCGATCGCCTGCTGCACGTCGTCCCAGGGCACCTCGCCCTCCTTGAGGCCGCCGGGCAAGTTGTGCCGTATCTTGTAGCTGCTGGTCTCGCCTGTGGGGTGCTGCACGGTGACGTTGTAGTGCGTCTTTGTCCTGACCGCGTGGTCGGCGAGGTTCTTCACCAGCGCGTGGGCCTCCTCGTGCGACGAGGCGGTGGCCGTGTGGATCGGCTTGGTGTTGTTTGGGTGAGCCGCGTTGAGCGTGAACTTCCCGTCGCTGACTGACTCGTCTACGACGTTGTGCTGGATTGCAGACTGCTTGGCGAGCGGGTCTTTCGTCGGCGCCGGAAGCGACCCCTCCGGGCAGCGGTCCAGATCGGGCCTGCCCACCACGTCGATCGTCCTGCGCTCGAGGGTCCCGGCGTCCGGGTTCGATGAGTCCTTGCCCGGCTTCGGGACCTCGACGACCCTGCGTCGGGCGTCGGTCCCGGCGTTCATCGAGCGGGCGACCTCCTCCACGTAGCGCAGAGTGGGCCCGGAGGTGTTCCCTCCAGCCCGCATGTCTCTTATCAGTTGCTCAAGGTAGATTATGTCGGCCACGGGCTCTCCTGTGGCCTTATTTATTACCCGGCGGCTGTCACCTAAGGTACGCCTGGACCCACGCCGGCAGGTTGTTGTTATCCTCAAAGTAGGCCGCGCAGCTCTTACCCTCAGGCAGAGTGAAGATCATCCAGCCGCTCCGACTCCCGTCTGAGTTTTGCTCGTCCTTAAATTGAAAACCAGCGATAGCTGACCCATCTGGAAGAGGTGGAACACAGTCGGGAAGAGTCAGAGGCACTGCTTAGAGCCTACGCGCCCAGAAGTCCATGTATTCGTTCCACGGGGCGAAGTAAGCCTTGAAGCAGCCGTCGACGTAGGCGTTGTAGGCAGACCAGTAGATGTCAAACGGGTTCATCGTCGTCCTCCTTTGCGGGCTCTTCCCCTTGGCCCGGTGTCATTCGCTTGTAGATGTCGGTCAGGGAAGCGGTGCCGACGAAGCGGCTGGACGGGTCGTCCTGGTCGGTGCTGACTTCCTCGGCGCCGGTGTACTCCCGCGGACGGAAGTCGCGAAAGCGCCTCACGGCCTGCAGTACTTGTCTGGCGTCGCCCATATCGATAGGCACGACTGCGACGGCGACGCGAGGAGCCCGCAACCAGAGAGAGACGCCGCCAGCAGTAAAATCACGATGAGCTTCACACGTGTCTCTTCAGCTTGAAGGTCCCGAAGTGCCCGGTGACCGTGGCGCCCTTCGAGCCCATCTGGCGCCCGGCCGACCTGTAGTTCTTCGCGACGACGCCGGTCAGCGTGTTCTGGGCCTTCCTCAGGTGGTAGTGCATCTCCATCGCGTTCTCGAAGTGCTTCTCGTTCGCGGTGACGTGCTTGATCGCGTCGGAGTAGGACAGCCTCTTCTTGTCCTCCTCGTGGGTGTGCACGGTCTTCCTGGTCCTGTTGTCGTGCTGCTTCGTCAGGTGGTCCATGTAGCCCTTGACCGTCGGCGGCTCGGCGCCGATCGACAAGCCGTGCAGGTAGTGCTTGAGCTGGTACTTCTGGCGACCAACTATGCCCATCGACTCCGGCTTCATCTTTGAGTAGACGCGCTTGGCGTTCTCCATGTGGTTGAGGAAGCGCCGCTGGTCGTGGATCGTGTAGTTGGTCAACGTCGCCCGGTGCACGGTGTCCTTGTCGGTCGGGTGGTCGTACTCGGTCGTGATCTTGGCGCCCGAGGTCTTGCCGAGCAGGTGCCGGTGCACGGCGTCGAGGGCGTGCCCGACCGCGGCGACCCCGTCGTTCCCGTGAGATATCGCGTGGTGGTGGACCATCTCCGGGCCGTCGGCGGCCGCCTCGATCAGGTACGTTGAGAACGTTAGCATCGGCTATTTATGTTATGCCGTCGAAGCTGAACTTGCGCCTCTTGCCCTTGGACCTCTCGGCGTCCTGCTCGCCGAACTCGGTCTTGTCCATCACCGGCCCGTCCATCACGTCCTGGGCCGACTGCTCGACGTCGTAGAGCCTCATCTTAGCGCGATCCACGCCGACAATAAACCGGCGGCAAAGCCCAGCGTCAGAGTAGCGATTCTTGAGCTGCTTAACCATGAGCTGGCCGAGCTTATCCAGCTCCTCTCCGCCGATGATCGCGGCCATAAAATCAGCTGTGGCTGGGAGTCCGAAGGATTCTGCCACGTTCTCCATTCCCACGTCGCTGCTCGTAAATCCCTCTCGAGTTGTCTGAGTCGCAGACCAGAGAGGTACGTTGTACTCCACCGCGAGGCCTCGCAGCTCCTCCGCAATGGCTTTGACAAGGGTATAAGAATTGACGCCGGCTCCAAATTTCACCCTCGATGACGCGCAGATGTTGAGGTAGTCGACGTAGATCACGTCGGGCACGAAGCTACGCTTGGTCCTCAGCTCGTTGAGGAGGTGCCTGAACTGACCGACGCCGGCGCACGACGTCGGGTACTCCTTGATGATCAGCTTGCCGGTGGTCTTGCCGCGGATCTTCGAGATCTTTCGGCTGAGCATGTCGCGCGGGACGGTGCCCAGCTCGCCGATCGGCACGTCCAGCAGGTTGGCGTCGATCCTCCTGGCGACCTCCTCCTCCGCGAGCTCCAGCGTCACGTAGAGGACGTTCAGCCCCTGCAGGAGGTTGGCCGCCGCCATGTGGCAGAGGAACAGGCTCTTGCCGACGTGCACCCCGCCCATCAGGACGTTGAGCGTCTTTCGGGGCGTGCCGCCGCCGGTGATCCTGTTGAAGAGGTCCAGGTCGAACGCGATCCTCGCGACGTTCGACCGGTAGTAGTCGAACCTCGGCTCGGAGTCCTCGACGAAGTCGTGGCCGATCTTGACGTCGAACGACACTCCCAGGGCCTCGGTGAGGATGCCGGGGATCGCGCCCTTGTCGAGCTGCTCACCCCGATCCCCGTCGAGTATCCTGATCGATCGGCGGATGCCGTTGTGGATGGCCCTGTCCTGGCAGAACCGTTCGGTCTGGTCGAGGAGCCACTGGGTGTCGACGCGCTCTTCCTTGATCCCGTCCAGCACCGCGACCGCGCCCCTGAACGCGTCCTCGTTGAGCTGGGCCGCGCTGAGGTCGATCCTCAGCGCGTCGACGCTCGGCCTGACGCCGTACTTCTTGACGTAGGCGTCGATCACCTCAAACACCGCCCTGTCGACCGGGTCGATGAAGTACTCGGGCTTCAGGTGGACCGCGACCCTCTTGGCGAACTCCTCGTTGTGTACTAGGTTAGCGAATATCAGTCGCTCGAGCGCCAATCACTTTACCTCGTTCTCATCGTTCATGCCGTTCTCTCCGGCTCTCCAATCGTCGGCCGGTATGCAGTAAAACTTCTGCAGCAGCGGCACGAGCTCGGGGTGCCGCTTCGGCATCTCGACTCTTATCTGGCCTACGGCGTCGACGCACTCCTGCCTGGTGTCAAAGCCAGGGACAGGCGCGTCCGGCATAGCTGCCAACAGTGGCAGCGCTATCAGGACCCACATCACTTATTCTCCGGCAGCACGTTAGATATATCCACGCCGACCATCTTGGCGATTCTCTTCAGGAGAGCGAGCTTCTCCTCCTGCTCACAGTCGCGCTGCCCGGTGGCCTCGTCGAACTCCTTTGCGGCCTTCAGCAGCTTCTTCAGCTCCTCGACCTCGCGCTTAAGGGCGTCGAACTCCTGTTGCGTAGGTCCGGCCGGCGTGTTTATCACGACCGGAGGCCATGTCGTCGGACCAGTATACGGCTGTATGTAAGGGTGCCTGTCGGGCAGCGTGTCCCTCCAGCCGTCCATAATCATCGAGTACGTGCACATTACTCCGTTTCCTCTCTCTGTAGGATGTTGGCGTCGCCGAGGTGGTACTTCTTCGTCAGGGCCTCGGCCATCCCCGACTCCAGCAGCAGCTTCCAGATTTCGCCGTTGTCGACCAGCTCCGAGGCCCGCATGTTTGGCTCGAGCGGCTGCTTCGTCTCCTGGTCGACCAGCGCGTACCAGCCCTGCTTCGGCTTAGTCACGTACCCGAGGTCCAGCGCCTCCTCCAGCAAGCCCGACCACCTGTTGATCCCGTGCTCGTAGGTGATGTTGATCAGGATCTTGCTCTTCTCCTTGACGAACCTCGACTTCTCGACGTTGATCACGAAGTTGTAGCCCTGGATCTCGGTGCCGTCCTTGTCCTGTTGTCGACCCAGTATCCAGATGTTGTCGGCGCTGTAGTACGGGCCGGTGCCGCCCGACATGATGTCGCGCGGGTACATGGTCTGCTCCTTGTAGGTGTGATTGACCATC